TTCTATTTCTTCATCTGCCTCTTTCAATTTAGATGTAGTTTCAAATTCAGATTTGTCATAGTTCCAGTAACCATCGACCTTTCTGATTTTTAATTTGAAGTTGGCACCTTCCCAAAAGTCAAATGGGTTGATTGCCTGTTCGTCAGCAAATTCAGGTTTCATGGATTCTGTAATCTTATCAAAAATTTTCTTACCAAATTTATATAAGAATACTCTACCCTCATTCTCTGGGTGTGCTGGGTCTGATACTACAACAATATTAGTGAAGTAAGATAATTTTCTTTTTCTCTTTCGAGCAATCTCTTTATCACTATCTGCACCAGTGTTCCATAGTTTAGAATTTTCTTCACTCACTGGATCTTTCTGACCATTTGTAGTTAAACTATTTTCAATATACCAACCACCAGGTCCTTGAAAAGCATGTGACCATACTCTTGCCCATGGTAGTTCTTCGCCTTCAACAGCAGGTAAAAATCTTATAACAGCATAACCATTGCCAGTCTTATCCAGTTCTGGTTTCCAAAATCTTGTATCGTCTGAGGAGTTTTGATTAGTTGTAGGTTGTGTAACTTTTTCTAATTCTTTAGTTAGTTTGTCGAAGTTACCTCGACTTCTCTTTAAGTTTGCGAATGACATATATTCTCCTTGTATTCGTTGTATTTGTATGTGTCTATATAATCGACTTTATTATATATACAAGTTTTACCTTATATTGTAATTTAATTTATCATTTAGCCGTTCGTGGGATTTACCTGGTGGAATACCCACAATTTTTCAGGAAGAGTCCAGATTCCTAAGAAGATGGTCCCTACTAATAAACTACCCTTGGTGTCTTCAGCCAGTCGGCCCTAACCCTCCGCAGGTATACTTTACGCCCTCTTAAGCGTTGTTCAGCCAGAACGATACAATGGTTGCAACCACTATAATTCTGCTAAATGATAACTCTATTATAACACATTCTGACTTAAAAGTCAAGCCCTAAATGTGAAATAAATTCTTTGGTATGTTGATAAGTCAAATTTGGTAAGGAATCCCATTGTAACATTCTCTCAGATATCTGAGAATTACCTTCTGGGTTCACCTTAACAAATTGAATATCTTTGTATCTCACCATAACTCTGCCCATTTGTATAACCCAATTCTGTGGGGTTACTGAGGACTCGTCTGAGTTGAGATACCCATGTGTGTTCTTGTATAAGTTATTTATAAAATCAGTGGTACTGTACATGTCCATGCCTATTAGATAACAAGTCTTGGGTTGTTCTACTTTACAACCAACGTACATGGCCGTAGCACCTGATGACCACCCTGGGTCTTCTGGACCTCTATGTTCGCCTTCCCATGTGGCACCATAATAATCGTCCATAACTTCTTTTAATTGTTTAATCTTGTCTTTACCATATAACCATGAGATATAGACATTTTCAAATCCCTCACCCTTCCATCTATCTGTTTTTCTTTCTGTGTCTATTGCGGCGGTGCCGTGTATGACGAATGATAGATAGTGTCCGTCTGGGTTATACTTCCATTCTCTTATGTTAGGATTCTTCATCTGACCAGTCTGTGCCTCTTTCATCATATCATAATGGTCAGCAGGCATATAGTCCCAACTCCTAAAGTAACATGGGTTCTTATGTGCATAACCAGATTGGTATATCTCATGTTCTAACATCGGGTCAACAGCGATTAATCCATCAAGTTCATGTTCTCTAAACATGGCGTTACAACCATATACCTTACCCTTTGTCTTTAGTAGTTCAACATCTATGCCACTTCTACTCTCACCATTACCTAATACAAATAAGTTCATAATAATTCTTTCAATGTTAGTTTTAGTTTTGTTTGGTTATAGTTTATAAATGGTTTATACTTTAAAATTTTTGTCTTCAATTGTGGCCATATGATTGTGTCAGTAATATGTTTATCAAAATCTCTTATGTAGTTCAACATATCTTGTAGGACACATAGGGTCTCTAACGTCACCCTCTTCGCCATGTATGTCTTCAATAGGATAGGGTGTTGTCCTCTTGTAATCTTAAATATCTTGTTAAAGTCACCCTGCGATTTTCTCATCAACTGTTCCATGTCTAGTTTAAAGTAGTATGTGATACCATCAATTCGTTTCTGCCTATCCAGGTAGTTCTCATTACTAAAGTCTTTTATGTAATGCGACTTACTAACGATAAAATTGCTAACAAAAAAGTCCACAATACTATCGCCATACTTTCTGGCAGCCTTAACAAAAAAATACTTATCATTACGTTTGATAAACGTTTCATACTTCGCTTTAGTCTGTCCATTAAATTTGTGAAAATCATAATCGTCCTTAGTAAAATGTAATTTTAGTGCCAGATACTTTTTATATGCCTCATACCCTTCTTGCATTATACTGGTAGTGTTGCCGTCTTTGGTAAAAAGTTTAATTCTTGGGCGTTCATCTTTATCTTCTCTTTTAAGTTTCTGTTTATTAAATGTGTCACTTGATCTGGTTCTATCTCTTTCTCGAGGCAATAATCTAACACGGCGTCCATATGTGATATTCTTTTCTGACTTGCTCTTTTCTCTATTAGTAATGCAAATTGTTTGGGTGTCATTTATATTCCTTCTTTGTCCAGTTTTTATTTCTGTAATTGTGAGCCCAGTTAGAGAAGAAACTTATCTTCCACTTATCTTTATTGTAACCAGGTGGTTTTTCTCCTATGGTCATTTTCCACTTCTCTCTCTTAAATGGAAACACATGGGCAATAGGTGTGCCCGCAGGTATCAGTAGTTCTTTAAATGGTCCTTTACTCTCGTCCCAGTTTTTCAGGTACATTGGGAAGTTTTGATTACCTCTGTAACTGTCTGTATCAACTATACCAGATATGATCTCAAAATATTTTCTTTCCCTATTCATTGGTGGTGTGAATAGACAACTGTAACCAGGTGGTGTCGTAACGATCCAAGGCACTATTATCTTACAAACAACATCAAAGTGGCCAGGTGGTATTGGCATACCCTCTGCCTGTTGTTTAGCGTGTAGGTCAAAACCTATCTCTAGGTTACCATGTGTCTCACCAAACTGTGTGTTAATCATACCAAAGTCATAACTAAAACCTTTGTCTTTCTTTGTGAGTTTTAGATCCATTGGTAATGGTATACAGTAACCAGAAGACATGGCGTCAGCAAATGGTAGGCAAACCCTAACGGTTCTATCATTCCTCTGTCTATTGAAAAATGGTGGTAAGTTCTTGTACCACTCTGGCATTATCTTACCTATTGGATAGGGTTTATGATCTAATGCGTCATGGAAGGGACAGTAAAAATTTATGTTCACTTATTCTTTTCCTCATCATATAGTATTGCACATATGATGGCATAGTTTGCCATATCAATTAATGTGTCTCTAATACTTTCATCTTTTACTTTTAACTTCTCTTGTTTTACAAAAGACATCAGGCGACTAAACTTATCACCTATTCTTATTGCGGCACCTTTCCATGCAGGTATACCACCCATTTCACATGTTCTAAAATTTTTAAACACATCTTCTTTAGAAGCATAATCGTGGCGCTTCATATCATGGACTTGTTTCATGTTCTCTAATAGACGATAAAACGCTTCACTTTGTTTCATTATTACTCCATTTTTTCATTAACTATATCTAACATACCATCTATGTCAAATTTTAAATTTACACCATAAGACAACAAACAGGTAAACTGTGCGTCTCGTAGCGTCATATAATATACACCTCTGTTTTCTTCTACGTTATACCAGAAAGACATTGTACCCAGTAAGTCACCATCAATCTGCCCACCTTTTCTCACTTCACCAGATGTAATATACTTCATACCAAACTGCATTGTCGTAAGTGTTATCATTTCAGAACTATTACCACAGTAGAGTGGCAACATAACTGGTTCTAACATACCAGGTGGAAATCCTTTAATCATTGGATGGTCCTCTGCTTGTGCTTTATTGAGAGCAGCAGAAACAAATGCCATGAATAGTCCTATAAGAAATATTCCTACAATGTATCTAACTGGTTTCGTCTGGTAAAGTTTTGTAAAATTCTTCAACATATTTCTCCAATTTCTCAAGGTAATCATAAGGGTTCTTTTTAAACACCTGCGTTGTGCCTTGCTCAGTTGTTATTAATATCACTATCTGGTTGACTTCTTCGCCAAAATGTTCTTTGTACATTTGAGAGTAAGCACTACCTTGTATGAAATAGTTTTCAATCCAGGATTCACTTTTCTCTTTTGTTGATGTTTTAAAATCTATAACAGATAGTACACCATCATACTCGCCAATACAATCAACACGACCTGCAACTGTATAATCAGTTGAATACATGGCTGCTTCTTGTAGTCTTATATTATTTATTTTTGATAACTCTGGTTTCAATACATTAAACATCATTCTTGGTAGAAATTGTTTTTTGTATTTCTCAACATCATCTACATTGAGATTGTTTAGATGATCCTCTACCATGTTATGTACTGCTGTGCCTCTTGTT